AGTCGGCGAAGCAAAAGGCGCGGCGTAAGAGTTTTAAGGCACGTCACGGAAAGAATATCAAAAAGGGCAAGATGAGCGCAGCTTATTGGGCCGATAAGGTGAAATGGTAATGGACGATATGCAGGCTGTTTATGACGACGAAGTCGAAAGCGGTTACGCAGCGACGGGTCTTCGAGGTCTTGTAGATTTTTTTGCAGATGAATCTCTTTCTGAAAATCTTCCTATGCTTCTTCGTGCAATGGAGGGTACTGGTATAACTTCGCAAGAAGGTCTTAGAGATATTTCTCGTCCGATGGATACCGAGGGGTTAGCTTTAGAAATAAGTGAAGCCCCAAGAATTTTCGCGTTGCTTGAAGAATTAGGAACTGCTGGAGAACTAGGTGCGGCAGCTGTAGGCGCAATGAGTCCTGGGGCTAAATTCAAAGGGTTCCGCGAGGGTTTAGAAGCAATAAAAGACAGGCTTTTAAGTAGAGAAAAAACTCCTGATAAATCTGAATACAAACTAGCTGTAGAGCGCGGGGAAACCCCTAGTCAATTAGGCAGAATGAGACCGCCTGCGTATTATTATTCGCCGAGACGACGCCTCGAAGGCCAAACAGAGCGGTTAGCTAAAGAATTAGAAGCGTTCGATTTAGGGTTAACGGACGAAATACCTACGGAAGCGTTACAAAAACTCTACAGTATGGCGGATAGAAGAGGGGTAGAGATAGACGATCTCGTACAAGAATTACGACAAAATGCGATACCAACGCGCCCTCGTTCTAAGTATTCCGATACTTACGAAAACCCAATACTAAGCGACGTTATAACTCAATATCCTGATCGAACAGCAACTGCGACTCGTAGACAACGGTCACGGCTCGTTGATTTAGAGCTGGAAGATCTTGCAAGAAGAGAACGAGGATTACCTGTTAGAGATACCGCCGAAACTCGTCGTTATCGCAGACAAGGGGATCAAATAGAAATGGATTTTTTAGACAGGTAAAACGGCAATGGACGATATGCAAGCGGTTTACGATGAAGAACTTAGTCGCGGTCGTGGCGGCTTGATGTCTTTGTTACGCGCTCCTTTAGACATAGCACTAGATCCATCGATTATGGATAATTTGCCTGATATATTATCTGCTGTCGAAAAATCTTCTGCGTTAGAAAAAGCTATACGTCGCGGGGGAACAGACCAAGAAATGTTAGAGATGAAAATCGAAAGCATAGATGCGCGAGATCCAGACGAATCAAGTTTATCTGTTGAATTAAGTAATGCTCCTGGAATTTTATCAATGTTAGAGGATTCAGGGTACGGAACTGCTGCAACTATGTTGGGCATGGTTGGTGGCGGAGGTAAAGGCAGATCCGCAAAAGAAGGGTTTGACGATATTATTAAAAAGATTCAAGAACTCGCGGCAAAAAATCGTAAAGCCCAAAGTGAACGGGATATAACCGCAACTCGTAACGAATACGATCCTAACCGGCCTGAATTTTTAAAGAGTTTTTCTCAATTACAACGCGAACGAAACGATAAACCACGGTACGAAGATGTGAGAGACGATTTATTTGATGAAAGGGCTACAGATTTTTTCGAAGGGCCAGCGGGTGAAAAGGCGATGAAAATTGACCGCCGTATGATTCAGCGGATGATGGATGAAGATCCGAAAGTTATGCCACGTGAAATGGCTAGTGGTGGACGTCCAGGGTTGTATGCAAATATCGCCGCGAAACGTAAGCGGATAGCTGCGGGTTCTGGCGAAACGATGCGTAAAGCGGGATCTAAGGGTGCGCCGACGAAGGAAAATTTCCGACAGGCCGCGACTACTGCTAAGAAAGCTAACGGTGGTGGTTTAAGTTACGCGAAGGGTTATTACGGGAAGTCGTATAAATGAGTACGGCGATATTAGATATTCAAAAATCTAAACTTGCAGGGATACAAGACGTCGTTTCTGCTATTTCAAGAACTCAACCTGATGCACCGACCCCGTATATTAATACGCATCACTTTGCTCCTGGCATTTATATGCGAGCGTATTACGGGGTAAAGGGTTCGGTAGTCGTAAGCCAAGTTCATTTACACGAGCATATGACGATATTAGCAGCGGGTCATTGTCGCGTTATTTCTACGATGCAAGACGAAGAACGGATAGACGTTTATAAAGATTTCGCGATTATGAATACGCCTGCGCATACTAAACGGGCGTTATACTTTTTAGAAAATACGACGATATTCGGAGTTTTCCCGAACCCCGATAATATCCGAGACATCCCTACATTAGAAGCAATGTTCGTCGTAGATAATTTTGAGGATATTCAGTAATGTTTGCAATAGTAGCATCTGTAGTTACGACAGTAGGCACCGCCGCATACAGCGCAAAACAACAACGTAAAGCACAAAAAAGAGCTGAAGAAAACGCTCAAACTCGTGCGTTAATTGAAGGTTCTGCCCCCAATATCGCGATGGTTAAAGAAATCGTCCCTGAAGAAGTACAAGGTAGCGAAGTTACTGGATTAGAAGCAGCGTTAGACGCGATGGATTACGAAGGCGGTCAGCCACCGATTCCTGGAGCGGCGGAACAAGGCGTCATGCCTACTGATATGTCTGAAGAAGAATTAATGGCGATATTAGAACAGCAGGGCGGGTTAGAAGGGTTAATGCCTCAAATGGCTGACGGTGGGCCGGTAGGTACGCCTAGCGATGTATATTATTTTGGCGTTCCGCAAATTATGGGAATGATGCAAGACCCCGATCCACAGATCCAGCAGGTTGGTATGCAGCTTGCGGATCAAATGGAAATGATGCCCGATGCGGGGATGGTGCCAGCTACGCAACAACAAATACAAACGATGGCTAACGGGGGCGCTGTTACCGCAAAAAAGTTTTCTAACGGAGGGATCACTGACGAGGAGCTACAAAGGAGAGCTGGGTTAGATCCTCTACAAGAACTTGAAAGATTAAGGGGATCCACAAAAAGAGATTTGTTATCAAGTCTTAGGTTGCCTGAAGATTTTGGAGAAAGGAATAGAGAAGACGTTTTGTTTAGTGAATTAATGGATCGTTTAGATTTGCCTGTAGATATTCAAAAAGAAGGCGACGAGTATTCGATGTCTAAGATATTCGGAGACGAAGATTCCTCATTACGTTTAGGTGCTTCGACGAACCGTGGTGATCCGCAAGTGAGATTAGATTTCCAAAAACGATTCGCTAATGGTGGCTCGACTGAATATAACCCCGAATTAGATTTAGATGCTATTCTTCAACAAGAAGCCCTCGAGGAACTACTAGAATTAAATGAATTAGTAGACCAAGGCGTAATAAGTGAAGCTCGGGCAGAATACGATAGACAGCGACTGTCAGATCAAGTGTTTTTTCAAGAAAGCGAGGCAGGAAAAATGTTGTCTGATAGAGATAGAAAAAATATCAAAGAGATGTCGCGTAACCGACTTGCTGAAGGTGGCCCGATAACTGAGGAACGGCTAAACCAGCTTAGACGCAGTTGACCACCCCACTTGAACAGCTAAAGGAGGTAGACCTTTCCCATCTGTCGAAAGATGAAGCGAAAGAGTTTACCCTTCTCCTAGAGGAATTAGAAAAGCGTGAAAAGCGTGAAAGTTCTATGGCGTCGTTTTACGATTTTGTTAAAACGATTTGGCCAGAGTTTATTGCGGGTGCGCACCACAAAAAGATGGCCGAGGCATTCGATAAAATCGCCAGCGGAGAATCAAAGCGCCTCATAATCAATATGCCGCCGCGACATACGAAGTCTGAATTTGCTTCGTATTTGTTCCCAGCTTACTTATTAGGTAAGCGTCCTAAATTAAAAATCATTGAAGCTACGCACACAGCTGACCTTGCGATCAACTTTGGTCGTAGAGTTCGTGACTTAATTGAAAGTGAAGAGTATGCGGAGATATTTCCGGCTACCGAACTAAAAGCTGACTCGCGAAGCGCGGGTAAATGGAATACATCGCAGGGCGGGCAGTATTATGCGGCGGGTATTGGTGGTGCACTCGCGGGTCGTGGTGCTGATTTGTTTATTATTGACGATCCTCATTCTGAACAAGACGCTTTTTCGGATAAAGCGTTAGAAGAAGCGTATGACTGGTATCAAACTGGCCCCCGTCAGCGCCTTCAGCCAGGAGGTGCGATCGTTATTGTAATGACTCGTTGGTCTAAAAAGGACGTAACGGGTAAATTAATCAAGCGGATGACGCAAGAAAAGGGTGGCGACGAATGGGAGGTCATTGAGTTTCCCGCGATATTGCCATCAGGTAAACCGCTATGGCCTGAATTTTGGTCATTGGACGAATTAGAAGCGACTAAAGCGTCGATACCTCCGTCTAAATGGGCAGCGCAGTATATGCAGCGGCCTACGGGCGAGGGTATTTCGATTATTCCTAAAGAATGGATAATGGAATGGCCTAGAGATAACCCGCCGGTATGCGACTATTTGATCCAAAGTTACGATACGGCGTTTTTAAAGTCCGAAAGATCCGACTATACGGCAATAACAACGTGGGGAGTGTTCTATCCCGAGGGTAAAATCGGCGATGAACTGTATAGTGGGCAGGATGCGCATATAATTTTGTTAGATTGCGTAAAAGAGCGGCTAGATTTCCCTGAACTCAAGCGCGAAGCGATGCGTTTATACGAACATTGGGAGCCTGATTCGGTAATTATCGAAACGAAAGCTTCCGGTATCCCGTTAACTCAGGAATTACGTCGGCAGGGTATCCCAATAAATACCTTTTCACCGAGCAAAGGTCAGGATAAGATCGCAAGACTAAACGCGGTTAGTGGAATTTTTCAAGAAGGCCGTGTTTGGGTGCCTGATACGAACTGGGCGCAAGAATTAGTAGACGAAGTTGCTGATTTTCCGAACGGGGACAACGATGATTGCGTAGATGCAACTACTTTAGCCCTAAGTCGCTTTAGACAGGGCGGATTTTTGCGATTAGATGGCGATTATGACGACGAAGAAGAGTATTATCCGAAAATACGGGCATATTACTAATTTACCGTCTTAACAAATAAGAGTATGGTGGCGTTCCATGGCTGAAGTGCAATTCCCAGAAGAGTTTGACGGCGAAGAACGGGTAGAGATCCTGTTTGACGAGGATAATAACCTCGTTGATCCTTCTATGTTAGAAATGGAAGTAGAAATCCCGTTTGAAGAAAACCTTGCGGAGTATTTAGACCCCGCTACGCTTTCTGAAATTTCTGGAGAGCTACTTAGCGCGTACCAAGACGATGTAGATTCCCGTCAAAACTGGTACGAAACATTTAAAGACGGTCTAGAGCTGCTTGGTATTGAAAACGATCCTCGTAGCGAACCGTTTGAAGGCGCAAGCGGCGTATATCACCCGATACTTGCTGAAGCTGCTACCCATTTCCAAGCTCAAGCGTATAAAGAATTACTGCCGGCTAACGGCCCAGTAGATACGAAAATTATGGGCGCGTCAAGTGATCCGAAAGCGATGCAAGCTAATCGCGTAAAGGATTTTATGAACTTCCAGTTGTTGTACAAAATGGAAGAGTACGATCCTGAAATGGATCAGATGTTGTTCTTTTTGCCACTGGCAGGTTCTGCGTTTAAGAAATGCTATTACGATCCGACGGTAGGTCGTGTCGTATCAAGGTTTGTAAAAGCTGAAGATTTAGTCGTTCCGTACACAGCTACGGATCTGCATACGTCCCCTCGTATTACCCACCGGATGACTATGACGGAGAATGATCTTCGTAAGTTACAACTTAGCGGGTTTTATGTAGATACCGATATGAACGCTCCTTCATATACTGACGGAGACGATTCGGTACAAGAAAAGATTGATCAGATAGACGGCGTTAGTCGTACAGGGAACCAGCATGATTACACGTTGCTTGAGTTCCATGTTGAATTAGATATCGAAGGGTTTGAGCATACGGATAAAAACGGCGAAGTAACCGGACTAGCGTTGCCGTACATAATCACTATTTGTAGGGATAACAACGATATTCTATCTATTCGTAGAAATTACGAAGAAACCGATCCGATGCGAAAGAAGATTGAATACTTTACGCATTACAAGTTCCTTCCAGGATTAGGGTTTTACGGTTTCGGTCTAATCCATATGATTGGCGGCGTTACGAAATCAGCGACCGCAATCCTCCGACAGCTAATTGACGCTGGTACATTAGCGAACTTACCTGCTGGATTTAAGGCACGTGGATTAAATATCCAAAGGTCAGATGATCCGGTACAGCCTGGAGAGTGGCGTGATGTCGATACTCCTGGAGGTACTATCCGCGAATCCTTTATGCCGCTACCGTATAAAGAACCTAGTCCTGCTCTTGCGCAGTTAATGGGAGTTCTAGTGGAGTCTGGCCAGCGGTTTGCATCTGTAATGGATAACCAAACTGGCGACGCTAACTCTAATGCTCCAGTAGGCACTACCGTTGCGTTGTTGGAAAAAGGACAAAAAGTAATTTCTGCAATCCATAAGAGATTGCACTATGCACAGCGCAACGAATTCAAAATCCTAAAAAGATTATTCGGAGAATACTTACCTCCTGAATATCCGTACCAAGTACAGGGTGCTCAGAAAACTGTATTCGCCGAAGATTTCGACAACAGTGTCGATATCATTCCCGTTTGTGATCCAAACATTTTTAGTACGACACAACGTATTATTTTGGCACAAACGCAACTACAGATGGCCCAAAGCGCCCCTCAAATACATAATATGAAAGAAGCCTTTCGTAAGATGTATACTGCGCTAAATATCAAAGATATCGACGATATCTTATTACCTGATATGGCTCCTGCTCCGAAAGATCCCGTTCAAGAAAATATGGACGCTTTATTAGGAGCGCCGTTACAAGCGTTCCCGCAACAAAACCATGATGCGCATATCCAAGCGCATATGGCGTTTATGCAAAGTCCTCAAGTCCAACAAAACCCAGCAGCTATGGCTGCATTACAAGCGCATATTCAGCAGCACCAAGCTCTGAAGTATCGCATTCAAATGGAAGAGTTATTAGCGCAACAAGGTGTCCAGCTACCACAGCCTGGCCCAGATGGTCAGATGCCTCAGTTGCCGCCTGAGATAGAAAGCCAGATTGCTGTAGTGGCTGCACAAGCTACTCAGCAGATTACTGGTCAAGAACAAGCTCTTGCTCAAGCGATGGCCGCACAGCAGCAAGATCCTCAGCGCCAGATGTTCGAAGAACAGATGGAATTAGAGTTCGAAAAACTCAAACAGCGCGACAGGGAATCCGAGCGT